TGATGAACAAGCTATACGTGTAGCTACAGTTTTCGCATGTAACAGGGTCATAGCCGAGACATTGAGTTCTATCTCATTAGATGTTTTCAGGAATGTAGACAACGGAAGAGAAAAAGCTAATGACTTACAACTACAAACATTACTATCACTAGCACCTAATGAGAGGTCAACTAACGCTATGTGGATGGAACAAATTGTATTTGACCTCAATATGCGAGGTAATCACTATGCTCAAATAATTAGAGATGGACGTGGTGAAGTTACAGGGATATATCCACTACGTGCTGATGCAATGCAAGTAACCCTAGAAAGGGGTAGAGTGGTTTATAATTATGATAATAGGTATACAAAGACAAGTAGAGAAATCTTGCATATTAGAGGGCTTACATTAGGTCTTGGTATACTAGGTGTGAGTCCTATAGCCCATAACATGGCATCTATTGGTTTAGCCTATGAGGCTCAATCATTTGGAGCAAACTTTTTTAAAAATGGTGCAAACCCTTCAGGAGCGTTTATCTCCGACAAGGTAATATCAGATGAGTCATTTAAAAGATTGAGAAAGTCATTGGATTCAGAATATGCTGGTAGTAACAAAGCAGGAAAGATAATGCTACTAGAAGATGGTCTTAAATTTCAGAAAATGTCTTTAAACCCTGATGAGGCTCAATACTTAGAGACTAGAAAGTTTCAAAAGGAAGAAATAGCATCAATCTTTAGAGTACCGATGCACTTGATTAACTCTTTAGAAAATGCTACTTTCTCTAACATTGAACATCAATCATTAGAGTTTTTAAAGTTTACTATGCTACCATGGTTGAACAGGATAGAGCAACAACTTGCACTTAGTCTTTTGACAAGAGAACAACGTGAAATTTATTCCATTAAGTTTGACTTTAACACTTTACTAAGAGGAGACTACAAGACACGTACAGAGGGTTATAGAAACATGCACATGATAGGTGCTATATCACAGAATGAAATTAGAAGACTAGAGAATATGAACGGAATCGGTGATGAAGGAGATAGATACTTCACACAACTCAATATGAGGGAAGGAGAAACAGATGAACAGTAACGAGTTTCAAATTGATAGAGCTATTGGTTCTGAAGGTTTGACAGGTAATGATATGACTGCGTTTCTACGTGATAGAACGGAAGACATAAAAGTATTTATCAATAGTGGTGGTGGTAGTGTACCTGAGGGTATTGCTATCTTTAATGCACTAAAAAACTACAAAGGTAAGGTAACAGTAGAGGTGACAGGTTTCTGCCTCTCAATAGCTTCTTATGTGGCTATGGCAGGTGATGAACTCATTATAAGTCCAAATAGTGCATTTATGATTCACAATGTATTTACAGAGGTAGGTCATAGTGACTATATTTTACTAAGAAAGGAAGCTGATGTTTTAGAAAAACTAACGAAATTACTTGCCGAGGAGTATGCTAAACGTATTGGTATTTCAGTATCAGAGGTTATGGACTTAATGAATGAAGAGTCATGGTACTTTGGTAAAGAGATTATTAGTAGAGGTTTCACTACTTCAACAACAGATATAGATGATACTACAATGAAACGTTCAGAATTGAAGAACCAAGCATTAAGGGCATTTGAAAACTGTAAGACCTGTAAAGTGGGGGAAAAGACTCCTACCAAAGAAAAAGAAATCGACGGAAAACTGTTAGCTGAAAATATCAGCTTAAGAATCAAATTAAAAGAAAAGGAAATAGAATGTTAGACAAAATCAAATTAAGAGCAGAAAAATTGAAAGAGATGAAAGCTTATGCAAATAAAGCTGAAATGACAAAAGCCGAGGCTAAGAAGTATGAGAACTTAGAGAAAGACTTTGATAAGCTTACAAAAGACATTGAGAAAGCTAAAAAGTTAGATGAGAGAGCTAAAAGATTAGAAAAGTATGAGGCTTATATGAAAGAACCTGTAGATACTATAATTGAAACTGACACCAAAAGCTATGATAATAGTGCTGGTGATAAAATGTTTTGGAATTACGTTGTAGAGGGTAGATATGATAACTCGTTGGTTACTGATACTGCATCAGGTGGAGCTTACATTGTACCACAGTCATTCCAAAAGAGAGTTGTAGAGAAAGCATACGAACTTAGTAGAACACGTAGCCTAGCGACTGTTATCAGAACTACCTCTATCACAAACATTCCTGTTGAGGGTGATGCACCTGTATTTAATTGGGCTGTAGAAGCTGGTAATCTTGGTACATCTGCCCCAAGTTTCAAAAATAAAGAGTTGAAAGCTCATAAGCTAGGTACTATTATTAAAGTTTCACGAGAGTTGTTAAACGATGCTATGATTGATTTACCTCAGTATTTAAGTTCTAAAATTGCAGAAGGTTTGGATTTAGCTGAGTCAAATGCGTTTGCTATCGGTGATGGTAACGGTAAACCAACAGGATATATGAATGATGTTGCAGTAGGAGACGCATCAACTACAGAGGCTACTGATGCAGTTACTGCTGAAGAGTTACTAGGTATTTTCTACGACCTAAAAGCTGAATACAGAAGAAACGCTGTTTGGAGAATGACTGACAGAACAGAGAAAGCTATTCGTTCATTGACAAATTCAAACGGTGATTTTATTTTTGATGCTTCTCTTGATAATGAGGATAGACCATCATTACTTGGTAAGCCAATCGTTATTGATAATAACATGCCAGAGCTAGGTTCAGGTAATAAGTTTATTGTTATTGGTGACTTTAAGAAGTTTACTATCGCTGACAGAGGTCATATTAGTGTTCAAAGACTAAACGAGTATTTCGCACAAACAGATGAGGTTGGTTTCAAAGTTACAAAAAGAGTTGACTCAATCGTAGTTTTAGATGAGGCTTTTAACGCTGGTCAGAACGCATAGAAAGGACATTATATGAAAGTAGTACAGATAGAGCAAATTTCTAATCACCCTTACTCATTGTCAGAGGTAAAATCCTTCTGCCGAATTATTGGTGATGAAGATAATAACCTACTTACTGCACTCATAAATGTTGCACTCATTAGAGCAGAAGAGATAACAAATATTTATCTGAAAGGAGTAGCAAGGTTTGAATTATATTTAGACACTCTACGACCAAGTGTTACACTACCTATGAGTGGTGTGATTCAGATTGAGAAAGTAGAGCATTTAGTCTCAGGTGAGTGGAAACCTGTAGACTCTTATTACTTTGATAGTTATGCACTACCACAGACAATAGAGTTTGCTAACACTTCATATACTTTAACAAATGATAGACCTCGAAATAATGTAAGAATCACCTATAAGGCAGGTTCTGACGTTGTTAACGAGACAGTCTACCAATGGCTTAAGGTTCAGGTTTCAACGATGTATGAGCATAGAGAGAGCATTGTAGTAGGTGCTAATGTTTCAACAGTTCCAAATATTGATTGCCTTCTTAGTAGTATGAGGGTTATACCTGTATGAGAGCAGGAAATCTAAGACACTTAGTAGAAGTGCAAAGAAAGAATGAAGCAACAGGTGATTATGGAGAGGAGTTATCAGGGTACTCAACACTATTTAAAGCTTATGCAGAAATCTATACCCTTAGAGGTTCAGAAAGCTATGCTAAGAGTGGTTTAAATGCTGTTGCAACTCATAACATTACTATTAGATTTAGACCCTTAGACTTCAATGTTAAGGATATTGTGGTATACTCTAATAGAACTTTCGATATAATTAGTATAGACAACGTGAGTGGTAGAAATAAAACCTACCGAATCACAGTCAAAGAGAGGGTATAACATTGAGAGGACTAGAAGAGGTAATCAAAAACCTAAAAAAATTGGATGAGAAAATGCAGACAAAGATAGCAATGGGTGGTGTAAGAAATGTAGCTGTTCAAATCAAAAATGAAGCTAAACTGCATGTACCTGTTGATTCAGGAGCTTTGAGAAAATCTTTAGGTGTAGCGAAAGCTAAAAAGAAAGATACCCCTGATGGTCATTCTATTTATTATGTAGTACCTAAACATATTAAATACGGTAGTATGGTTGAATTTGGAACTAGTAAAACTCCAGCTCAACCTTACTTACGGAAAGCTATTGATGTCCTAGGCGATTCTGTAATGGATGGTTTTAGAGCGTACATCACAAAAAGAATTGAAAAGGAGCAAGGTAAATGATTGATATTCAAAAAGAACTACATGATTTCCTAGTGACAAATGTTCCCTCTGTTCAGAACAGAGTGTCTCCTTTACACTTACCTCAACACAATAAGGGAGTATCTATTACCTACCAAATACTGCATAGTTCACCTATTCGGAATCTTAGTGGTTGTGATGATACGTATAAAATAAGGGTTCAGATTAACGTTTGGAGTAAACACTATGCAGAGCTGAAAGCTACTTCAAGAGAGTTACAAGACGTTATAAGAAAGTTTAAAAAGGTTGTCTCGTATGATGTTACAGAATTGTATGAGACTGAGACAGAGTTATATACGGATATAGTAAACGTAATGATAACATTAACAAAAATATAAAAGGATATTAGTAATGGCAATTCAGGCACAGAACACAAAACTTTATGCAAAGTTAACAGGAGATGCAACAGCATCATACGTTGAGGTTGGTTGTATTCAATCAATCGGAGATATTGATTTAGGAACACGAGAGATTGTCAATGTAGACTGTTTAAGTTCAACAGACGTTGATAAAGTATTAGGTACGACTTCACTTGGGTCAATGGACATTGTCTATACTTTTAATGAGACAGAGCCTAAAGGTAACGGTATTCTTAAGACTGCTCATGATGCAACTAACACTACAAAAGTAGATATTAAAATTGAACTATCAAATAGTCTTACTGAGACAGGTAACGGTACATACTTTGAGTTTGTAGCTATTGTACCTTCTTATAAAATCTCTGATATTTCAAAGAATGCGTTTATTAAGTCTAGCGTTAAGTTGGAAATGACTACAAGACCTACTGTAACATCAGCTACTTAGTAGAACTAAGGGTTATAGACACCCTTAGCAACACTTTAACCACTATAAATAAAGGAATAAAATATGAAAATTCAA